ATTGGGAGGGGTGCTTTCGGACGTTGCGCCAGTCTCACCTCGGTCTCCATTCCAAACAGTGTCACTTCTATTGGTGATAATGCTTTTTCACAACATACAAAGATAATAAGAAAATAAAAAATCAAAGAAAAAGAAAAAAATCTTATCTGGCTGTCAGTAACCAGTAGGAAATAAAAAAGATATATCTATAATTCATATATCTTTAAAAATTTATAACAAAATAGTTTCGTTAATTTTATAATCTTCACTATTTTCTATTATATCTTCTTCGATGTCGTTGATAACTACTAAATTAGCTTTTATTTTAAATTCATCAGCTAATTTTATCTTTCTAGTAGCATTAATAACTAAGGGCAAATTAACTGGTGGAATATTTGGTTTTTTAGTCCATTCGCTATCAGTGCCTTCTGGCTTGGGATCAGGAAAATCCAAAGGAGAAATAGACGCCAAAGCTGTCTTATAAATAGTGTGATATTCTCTTGGAATTAAGTAAAGCGAAGAGGGCGGTAACACTGACAATAATTGATGTATAATATGAGTGGGATAATTTTTCTGTTCCAACACTTTATTTAAATTTTTAGTTTTCTTTTCTCTTACTAATAATTTTAGATAATTTATAACACTAATAGTAAGAGGAGTAATTTTGTAGGGATAGAAAAAACTATTAGGTACTTTCTCGCCACCATTTAAATAATATTTCAAAACCCATTGAAAAGTTTGTAAAAATTTAATGACCATTTTAACGATATCCTGAGTGGTAAAATATTCTTCATTATCATATTTTTCTTTTAATTTTTTATCTTTGGGTTCAAATTGTTTATTATACCATAAATTAGCAAATTTTTTCAAATCAAATTTAATAGTATGTTGGCTACTATCATAAACACCTTTTACTTTCTTTCCTTTGGTATCAACTAAATCAATACTATCATTAAGAATAGTAAGAGGATATTTAAATCGCCATCCTGTTTTTTGATTACCTATATTATAGGCAATATTTTCATATAGACTATAATTATTCATTTTGTATTTATCCAAACAATTAATTAAATGATAAAAGTTTTCCCAAATAATATTTCCTGCTAAATCTGTTAAATTTCTACCAACATTATTATAAACTCTAACCATTAAATTCATAGTGTTAAAAGTATTAGGTAAATTAGGAAAACGGGGTAAGAAATCGTTACCTATAAAAAAAGTTAAAAGGGCAAAATCTTGATAAATAATTTGATCATCAGCATTACTTTTTATATATTTTTTTACAGTTTCTTTAAAATTATTCATATTATGAAATACAGACATTCTATCATTGTCTCTGAAGACATAAATATTCTTAAAAGGAGATAATAAACTAATAATAAATAGGTCACTATCATCTCCGTATAAAATGTGATTTCCTTGACTCATAATAATTTGATTACTTCTAATTAAATCGAAAATTTTATGTTCTCCTTCGCCAGGCATTAAATAGGAGGAATAAATAACTTTCTTGATATTACCTATCTTTATTATCATTTTTTCAATAGCTATATCTAATTTTTTCATCATATATGTACCGGGTGTAAATTTATGCGTACTAAATAATTCATCTGGTTCTTTCTTGCCATAACGTCTATATTTTTGTTGATTTAATTTAGCACTATTAACCAAACCATCTACGGCTATAATTAAATTATCAGTAGGATTAATTTTTTTAACAATATTGTATAATATTTCAGCGGCTTTATCAGCTAAATTATCTTCCAAAACATCTTGATTTGTAGCTCTAATTTTCTCTTTTTCTTTATCGGTAGCATCGCGAGGAAATATTATTGCTGCTGCCGAATAAAAAACTGTGTTAGCATCGATAAATAATGATTTAATATTATCAGGTCTTTTCTCGCTTTGGCATGACTTAAAAGCTCTGCCAACATAACCACCAAAAGATTCGATACCCATCTTTTTTATTAGCCCTAAGATTAATCTTTAATCAATTTTATTTATTTCATAAAATGGCTAGCTTTTTTAGTGATCCTAATATACCAAAATATATTTATATTATGGGACTTTTAGGATTAATTTGTTTAGGAATAGCTTTGGTTTCTTTTATAATTTTCTTCACTGTTTATCACGAAAAAATTGATACTAGTGTTACACCATTTGACGGAGGATCAATAGGTTACCAAACTACTAATATTATAACCATAGTATTTTCTATTATTGGATCTGTTTTGTGTCTTTTTATTCTGTATGGTCACTTATTAAAACAAAGAAGAGATCCGCAAATGATTTTCGGTCCCAGAAGTTACATAGAATTTCCAGAAAATGGTGAATTTGTTGATATAGAACAAGAGAGTTCTAAAATTTATAATGGTCGTTTAGAAGATATACCTGACAGTAATACCAATCTAAATACAGATTTTTTATAAAATGAATGATAGTGAAATAATAGCATTACAAAATTTAGAATATGAAGAAAGTTTACAAAATGATAGAAAAAAAGAAGAAAATAAATTATTAGAGATAGAGAAAAGAAAAAGAATAGAAGAAAATATTCTTTTGAAGAAAGAAAATCTAATGTTTAGTAAAAATGGTGAATTAGTAAAAATTAAATTCCAATTACCTAATAAAAATATTACTCGTGTTTTTACTTCTAATGATTTTTTATCAAATTTATATGATTTTATTTATATTCAAGATTTAGGAGAAAATTTTAAAATATTTACATCTCATCCTAAAAAATTAGTAAATAATGATAATTCTACTCTCCAAGGAAATAACATTTTCGATAGGAGTAAATTGTATGTATATTTTGATCATTTATAATCAAAATTGATTTGTTTATTGTAAAAGCAATAAACAAATAAAAGATGGACAAAACTTATAGAACAGAACGTAATATAAGTGATTATAGTGGTTTGTCGGATATTGGTCATGTTTATCAGATTCCCGATACATACATAGGCGGTGCAAAATCAAGACCTCATAATGTATTACTCTTGGATAATTATAAATTATTGGAAAAAGAAATTACCCTCCCCGAAGGAGTACAAAGAGTCTTCTTAGAGATATTAAGTAATGCCGGTGATAACTGTGATGCTTCCAGACGCGCAGGTATTAAACCGGAAAGAATTGATGTTACGGCAGACAGTAAAGAAATTACTATTACCAATTACGGATTACATATCCCTGTTAAGAAAATTAGTATTAATAAAGAAAAAGGAAATAGTAAAGTAGTTGAATACAAAGAAGGCGATGAAGAATGGTGCTGGTTACCGGCTTTTATTTTTGGTGTTTTTCGTAGCAGTAATAATTACGACAAAGGTGTCAAGCGCATGGGTTGCGGTCGCAATGGATTTGGTGCCAAAATTACTAATATTTTCAGTAAACGTTTTACTGTAACGGTGGAAGATCCCGACAATAAGAAACGTTTTGTTGGTACTTGGACTGATAATATGTTTAAAGATGACCCTACTCGTAAACCAGAAATTACCGTATCCGATGATGCTACTATTAAAAGTGGTTCTGTTTCTGTTTCTTGGTTGTTAGATTTTGACCGTTTTGGTATGGAAGGATATAATGAAGATGATCTTAATTTATTCGCTCGTTATACTGCAGATTTTTCTTTTGCTTGTAAAATTAAAACTAAATTTAATGATTATGAATATGATTATCGCAATATTGTAGATTATTCTTCGCTTATCTGGCCAGCCAACATATTAGAGAAAAATATAATTAAATATTCTTGGGGAAATAATCCTCCCGACGGAATTGATAGATTAACTTTGAAAAGTCAAGAGAAAAAAATTATGGACGCTAAAAACCCTGATTATATTCCTGAGTTAGAAGTACTTATTTTAGATACTCCTGATAAGGGACAAATTCTCTCTTATGTTAATGGTCTTCTCACCAAGGAAGGTGGTGTTCATGTTGATGCTGTTTTGGAACCAGTTTGTAAATATATTTCCAATATTATTAACGGTGGAAAGAAAAAGAAGAAAACTACCGGTGCCACCATTAGTGCTAAAAATATTAAATCACATTTAAGTTTTGTCATCAATGCTCGAGTGGCTGATCCAGAATATAATTCTCAGTCCAAAACTAGATTAACTGCACCTAATATAAATCTGGTGTTAACTGCTGAAAATTTAAAGAAAATTCAAGAATGGGATGTTCTCAATCGTCTTTATGCTGAACTAGAAGCTATTGCTTTTAAAAGTGCTGCTAATAGTGACGGTAAGAAAAGAAAACACGTGGTCATGGATAAAGGCGAAGACGCTAATTTAGCTGGTACCAAAGAAAGTCTAAAATGTAAGCTTTATTTAGTAGAAGGAAATTCAGCAGCTAACTATCCGCAAAAAAGAATTTGTATGATCGAGGGAGGCAAAGATTATAACGGTTATATGCCCCTGAAAGGTAAGTTCTTAAATGTTACCCGTGCTCATCCCTCACAGTATGCTGACAATACTGTTATTGCCACTATCAAACAAATTCTTGGATTGCGTGAAGAAATAGATTATAGTTTAACTCATAATTTACAACAATTACGTTATGGTTTTATTATTCTAAATGTCGATGCTGATTCAGACGGTTCTCATATCATGGCAATTGTACTTAATTTTTTCCGAGAAAAATTTCCTCAATTATTAACCCAAAATATGATTGGTTATTTGAGAACGCCAGTAATTAAAATTATGAAAAACAGTAAAATTTTACATCGTTTTTTTACTCAATATGCTTTCGATGATTGGTGCAAAAAGAATTATCCTGATGGATTACCCAAATCATATATTGCTCGATATTATAAAGGTCTGGGTACTTCTAATGACGATGATATTAAAGATGATATTTCTTATGCTCCTACTTTGATCTGTTTTCATGATAGCAAATGTACTGATAATTTTAATCTTGCTTTTCACAAAGATAATTCTCATAAGCGTAAAGAATGGATTGAGAAATGGCGCGGCGCTACTAGTATCGATGATATTATTTCGGTAGATATTAATGATATTATTAAAAATTGCAAACATCTCGATAACTATAATCATAAATTACTGAGAGCACAAGATATTAGTCAATTTATCAATCGCGAATTAGTAAGTTATTCAGTAGACAGTTTATTCCGTGCTATTCCTTCGGAGTATGATCATCTTAAAGAATCACAACGCAAAGCTCTATGGTCAGCTTTAGAATATTTCCATTATGATCCCAAGCGAGGTAAATCTATCAAAGTCGGTCGTTTTGCTAATAAAGCAGCTGATATGGCACAGTATCATCACGGTGAAAAATCACTAATTGATACTTTCATCAAAATGGCCCAAGATTTTATTGGTAGTAACAATATGGGCTATTTTAAGAAAGATGGTCAGTTTGGTACCCGTGCTGATGGCGGAGATAATGCCGCCGATGCTCGTTATTCAGAGACACATTTAGCCTGGTGGATACCCTTAGTATATCAACGCGAATCAATAGATTTAGTGAAAAAACGCACTGTTGATGACGAAGAAACTGAACCGCTTTGGTTACCCGGAGTTATCCCTATGGGTATTGTCAACGGTACTAATGGTATTGCTACGGCTTTTTCCACTACGACTCCTTGTCATAATCCATTGGATGTTATCGCTTATTATCGAGCCAAATGTAAAGGCGAAGATGCTAAGCCTATTGTGCCCTGGTATAATGCCTTCAAAGGCAAGATGAAAATTGTCAATCGTGATCAAACCAAGGATGATATTAGTAACGAAATGTTACCGGCTGATCTTAATAAAGAAAGACCCATCACCGGTTCTCCTACACGAGCTATTGATGAAGAAACAGCAGAAATAGAAAAATTGGACCGAGAAAATCTGGCTCTTTTGGCTCATTTAAAAGATAGTAAGTTAACTCTAAGAACTTATGGTAAATATTTTATTGATGGCTTTCACAAAAATGATGGTCCTATTATTAAAATTTCGGAACTACCAGTGGGTACATGGATCCATCGTTATCGTAAATGGCTAGAATTATTAGTACAACAAAAAGGGAAAGATAGACCTATCTATGATTTCAAAGATAATTCTACTACCGAGGAAGCTCGTTTTGAAATTCATTGGAATTCTAATTGGCGTACTCCCAACGAAATGAACCTTAAATTAATCAGAAGTATTGGTCTTTCCAATATTACCTTAATTGATCATTATGGTTTTCCTAAAAAATATAGTTGTGTTCAAGAAGTTATGGAAAAATATTATGATCATATGATAGACCATTACGAAACGGTTAGAAATAATCGTATTAAAAATGAAGAAGATCGAGAAAAAGATATATCTTATCGTATGAAATTCATTATTCATGTACTCCAAGGAGATATCAAAATTATTAAAGTAAAAGAAGATTTAGTGAAAGAGAAAATGAAAGAATTTAATATACCCTATGAATATTATGATAAATCTAAAAGTCGCGACTTTTCTGAGGAAAGTTTAGCTAAATATAAACAACAATTGGAAGAAGCACGCGCACGCGCCCAAACGGCACGAGGTACTCGGGCACAGGATATTTGGTTGGGCAAATTAGATATTCTAGATAAAGAATTAAGAAAAAGATATAAATTTAAGAAATTTGATATGCGTAAATAAATAATAAAATATTTTATTATTTCTTAATATGGAATAAAAATATTATTTTGGTTAAGTTTTAATTGATTATTTTCTTCTTCTAATATGTTTATATAATCTATTAGTTTTTGATTTTCTTTATTAAGTTTTTTTAATATATTTTCAATATTTTCTAAATTCTTTATAAATTTAAATCTAGATTTTCTAGTATATAATTTACCTTTTAACCTGCGTCTCTTTTTCATAATTTCATCACGTGGAATTCTCCATTCTCTGCATTTTTTATTAAGTTCTTCCAGAGGAAGATTTAATATTTCGTCGGTTTTTTCTTCTATATTAGTATACATTTTCTAATTATATTTTATAATTAAAAAATCAATTTTTTACTTATAAAATCCTCAGTAAATTATTGTCATATTTATTAGCAAAATAGTTAACAATTTTCCAATTATACCTATCATAATAACTCTGATCGTATTTAAATTGTACATTATTTAATGATAAAGAAAGGTCTTTGTTAAAACGAAATTTACCATGATTTTCCCACTGACAACCCCTGATACTTTTACAAATTTTAGTAGACATTGATGAAAAATCTACTTTATTTTCTTCTAAATATATTAGAACTCCTTGATTATGGTAAGGACAATAAAATACGGTACCGCAACAATGCATTTTTACATAATTTTTAATTATAGCTAATAATTAAAAATCAATTTTTTTAAGCTTCCAGTAGCGGGAAATCCGGAGGCTCTACTCCCGGTCGTAATTCGCGGGTATCGGCTTTAATA